ATCAAGAACAGCGAGATTTCTTAGCTTTACAAGAAGAACAACGTATGGCTAGAGAAGATAGCCAAAGAATGCTGGCAGAACAAGAAGAATCAGCTCGTCTTGCTGAACTAGAACGATTGGAAACAGAGGGTGCTGATGTTGCTGAGACTATGGAAGAACCTATAGATAAAGATACAAGTGTTGCGGATATGTTTGCATCTCTTGCATTTGGTACTGAGTTTATTGGCGATGAAGAAGATGTTTCTGTAGTTGCAGATGAACAGGAGAGACCTGAATGAATATAGCCAATAGATTTAGAACATGTGATGCTTTACGTAGCAGTAAGCTAGAGAGAGCAAGATATTGTGCCTCTCTAACTATACCAAGCCTTATGCCTCCCGCAGGATGGACTGAGCAACATCAGTTGCCACAACCATTTAGTTCTGTATCAGCAAGAGGTGTTACCGCTATGGCTAGTAGAATGCTTAGTGCATTACTACCCCTGAATGATATGCCCTTCTTTAAATTTGAAATGGGTACTGGAGCCGAGCCAGAAGTTGAAGTAGTTAGTTATCTTAGTAACCTCAGTGAACAAGTTTATACTAAACTGTCCAGTGGAAATCTCCGAGAGATTATATACCAAGCATTGCAACATCTTATTGTTGTTGGAGATGTTTTGGTTATTATGGAAGATGACATGAACTTTAGAATCATAAGATTAGATAATTATATATGCCGAAGAGGTGTCTATGGAGATGTAGAGGAGATTGTATATAAAGAATATGAAGCTCTTCCTGGTTCTATGGATGACGATAGTATTCTTATGTCAGCCTCAGATGGATATGATACTAAGAATGGTTATAAAGAAATCTTCTGTCGAATGGAAGTAGTAGATAAAGATAAGTATGTTGTTACTAAACAAGACTCTGAGGGCAATACGTTACAAGGTGGTGGTGAGTACACTGTTTCACCCTACATCTTACTTAGATGGTCTGGTGTTCCTGGTGAGAACTATGCCCGTAGTCATTGTGAAGATTTGATAGGTGATATCAAAGCTTTAGAAGGATTTACTGAAGGTCTTATCAATGGTATTGCTGCTGCTAGTTTATTCTGGCAGGGCGTAGATCCTACTGGTATTACAGAGGTTGATGACATAGCTGGCACACCGTGTGGTGGCTTTGTTGCTAGTAGACCTAACGAAGTATTTACTATAAGTCCAGCCGCTACTATGAATCCTCAGATACAATCAACACAAACTGGTGTAGAGATACTTAGAAAAGAAATAGGCAGAGCATTTTTATTAGACTCTGCTAGCATGCCTCAGGGCGAACGTGTGACAGCTACTGCTGTACGCATGATTGGTCAAGAGTTAGAGCATGTACTTGGTGGTGCATTCTCCGCTATTGCTAGAGATCTTATGGAACCTGTCGTTAAACGTACAGTATTCCTTATGACTACTAATGCTGAAGTGGATGAACGCCTACAGGAAATGTTTACAGAAGAGGGTATACTCAGTGTGGCTATTATCACAGGCCTACAGGCTCTATCTAGAGATTCTGATCTACAAAAACTCATGCAGATGGGTGAGATGGTACGTAACCTACCTGAAGTAGCTGCTGCTATGTTCAAGTGGGATGAGTATGGTCGTGCACTTATCAGCTCCTTAGGATTCAATGCTGAACAATGGGTCAAGAGTGAAGAAGATGTTAAGAATGAACAGATGGAAATGGCGCAGGCTCAAGCACAGATTCAAGGCTCCGCCGACAGTACAAAAATGGTTAATCAAGCTGTGACTGAAGGCGGTCTCCAAGCAGCAATGCAGGATATAGAAGCTACTGGTGGTCAGGGTATTCAAGAGGCAATGGCATCAATGGGAGGTGGTATCTAATGGGTATTGAACAAGCTAGTCCCTTTAGTAACAGTACTTCTGGTGGTTATTATACTAGAGACTCTGCTGAGTCTAGTATTACATCGGCTACGTCAAGTCTAGTAAGTGGAAGAATATTTGCCGATCAAGATCCTATTGAAAATAATAAACCTATTATGGGTGTTACTGTAGTAGATGATTATGGTAGTACTCAAGGTACGGGTAGTATAACAGTTACTAGCTATCTTAATCTTTACCCTGTTGCATCTGCAGCAGCAGCGACAGATGCACTTGCAATCACAGGTGGAACTGTTTATCATAATGATGCATTCACTGTTCTTGTTCCTGAAGATGCTGGCGGATACGCTGGTGACGTTACTGCTACAATTATGGCTAGAAATTCGATGGGAAGTACCCCGTCTGCAAATCAGATTCATTGGTATCTTGATCCGAGTGGTGATGCTGCTAAAATTGCTAACTTAAAACTCGCAATTAATGGTACTACTGATACTTCAAAAGTAAAATTTGGGTCTAGTTTTACAAACACGCTTGGCGTTAAAGGTCTTACAGCATCTAATGGTACTGCAAGTATAGAGACATACGCTACTCTAACCGCAGATAATACTGGTATTAATGGAAACGACATTGCACTTACAGACACAGTCGGTACAGTTCTTGTCAATGAATCCGCACTTGCAAGTGGAAAACTTGCTGGTGGTGTAGACGGAGGAACTCATCAGATAGTTTTAACAGCAGCTGATGGTGGATATACTAACCTTCTAGTAGCTTCAACAACAACTACTACGGATTCCGAGTTTGGTGCCTTTGCTGAATTTCAAGTTGCAACATCAAACGCCGTTACAGCAACAAACTTAAAGACCGCTATAAACGGGCTAGATAGATACGATGCTGAGATAGATAGTGTTGATAATACCAAGATTAATATTACCCAATCAGTGGGTGGTTCTTCTGGCAATACTACTATTGCTTTAACAGATCCTTTAGGGGCTGGCATGACTGCTGTGAACTTTACTGGTGGTATAGATCCAGATCTTAAACTACAGGGCTCACATAACGGTATAGACTGGGTTGATATTACTATACTAGACTCAACATTCCCTGGAAGTACTGGAGTTCATTCATACTATCCAGATTTAACTAATACCTATGTTCCATTTTGGAGAATGATATGTAACAGCACTGGCTTAAGTGTTGGTACAAGTGGAACATCTAAATTCTTTTACTTATATAAATAGGAGGTGACTCGTGGCAATCGAAACAGCACCCGTCTTTGCAACCACTACAGTTAATGGCTATACTGTTAGAACTACTGCTGCGTCAACCGACTTATCAGTCAGTACTAATTCTTTGGCTAGCCCCATTATTTTACCCTCAGCTGATGCAATTGAAAACAAAAAAATTATTATGGGTGTGGAAATTACGGCTGCCTATTCCGATGTTGCTGCTAGGCTAATACTAGAGGGATCACACAATGGTACAGACTGGATTACAATCACATCGATAGATACTGATACTGAACCAAATACTGTAGAGGTAAAACCATATTTCGTAGACTTAACAGATGTGTATATACCTAACTTTAGACTTCATTTTAATAGCACCAACACTAGTGTAGGAACAACAGGCAACTTAAAATTCTTTTTTGCTTATATTTAAGGAGTAAATCATGAAGAATAATGATCAATTATTTTCTTTAGATATAATAGGATCATCAGATGATGTTACTAAGAATAACTGCGCATTAAAACAGAATAAAACAACTATGCTAGGTCGGGGTACTAGAGATTATATAATATCTATGCGTAATGAAATACTTTTTAATAGAGGATATAATCTACCAGAATCCTGGGATCATGAGTGGACAAAGATACTTGGTCCAGTATGGACACCAGAAAACCTTACTAATATAGAATCATGGATACTGCCAGAGTATTTTCATCCCGAATCATCGGATGAAACTAAATGTGTGTGGGCTAATAATAGAATAGGTTTTGATGGAGATGCAACCACTCTTGGCACTGGTGGCTTTGAGCAAAACGATCTTGCAAAGATGCCTGTGTTTCTTAGAAACACTAGCCATAGAAATTTCAATGGTTTAAAGTTTGATGGTACTAACGATGTTATGCGGGGATCATCTGGTGCTGCATGGAATGTAGGTACATCAAATTTCCTATGCTATGTAGCGTTTCTACAAACGGATAGCGATGAGAAACAACCTGTGGTTGCTAAAAATCAGAAGAGTCGCTTTCTTCTTGAAGCCGATTGGTCAGGCTCTAACATTTCTGCAACATTTAATATGGCTAACAATGAAC